TTATCCTTATCTTTGTGAACTATTCCCCATTCAAACATCATCTCCATTATTGCTTCTAGTTTTTCTACATTACCCATTATCCTTAATCGTTTACAGTCAATAATATAAATTTTATCCCCTAGTCTTCCACCCATAACAAATACTGTATAGTCATTTCTTTCTCTAATACCAGCAGATAAATCAACACCAACACCTAAACAATCAAACTGTGTTGGTATCTGTCCTTTAATAATCAGATCTGGTGAGACAGACATATCACTAGTTCTGATAATCTGATTCTGGTATTGAAAACTAAAACTTATAGGTGATTGTCTTCTACGATCATTCAAGTAATCAAGTGACCACATCTCTGGCCAATAAGATTTTTCATCTCCATTTTCATCAACAGTAACTGCTGATTGTATTATCTGTATCCAATCATTATCAGGAGTAAAAGTAGTTTGATGTATATCATCATGTCTAAATCTTGTGCCAAGACATATAGCTCTGCCACCTTCAAACATAGTTGGAACAATAACTGAGTTCCAGTTATCTTCCATAGCTACACGAATATCTCTGTTCTTAATATCATCAGCTGATTTTATAGCATCATCAATAATACATAAATGAGAACGCTTTGATGT